TACCTAAAGGTCGAGGAAGAGTTAAGCCCGTAGACAAGAATAAGTCTTGGGGTGGTGACACTTCGTTTTATCGTCAAGCACCTTGGCGTAGACTTAGAGGTTGGTGGATAAATCAGAACCCTTTGTGTTTACATTGTGAAGAGGAAGGTAAAGTTGTACCTGCTGATGTAGTCGATCACATTAAACCAATCAAACAAGGAGGAGCTAAACTAAGCCATAACAACATACAATCGCTTTGTCACTCGTGCCACAACAAAAAGACTTATGAAGAAAACAATCCACAGGTTCAGGAGTAATTATGAAAAGGTTGTGTGCGGTAAACTTGACGAGCAGAATGTATCATTTGAGTATGAAACTGTTAATTTGCACTACGTGGTTTCCGAACAACGTAAATATACTCCTGACGTTATTTTACCAAATGGTATCATCTTAGAGTTAAAAGGTCGTTTTAGCACCGCAGATAGGAAGAAAATGCTGTTAGTTATAGCACAGCATCCCGACAAGGATATTCGTATGGTCTTTCAACGACACACAAACAAGTTGTTTAAAGGAAGTAAGACGACCTACTCTAAATGGTGCGATAAGAATAACATTAAGTGGGCTGATAAAGTAATTCCAATAGAATGGATAAACGAAAAAAAGAAATAACAAAATGGACGAAGAAGAAAAGAAACGCAACGAAGAGGTTGCTAGACAAACTTGGGATAGTTGGATAGTAGACTTAACCGACCAGGACCAACCCGAAACGTGTGGCATTGACGATGACGATTGCGAAGCGTGTGGATCGTAACAAAAGAGAAAAGGAGCTATTTAGCTCCCTTTTTTATATCCTCTAATTCTTGCATCAACTTCTCAAGGTAAACAGCCAAGTCCATCGCTTCTTCCTGAGCGTGTTTAAGCCAATCTAATGGCGTTAAATCGTCACGCTCCATCGTAGTACCATATTTCTTCTTACCTAACGCAGCACGTTGCGTAATCTTAGCACAAACTCTATATTCTATCTTGCTCATATTAATCTTAATTGTGCTTTATGCTGATTAATTCTTTTTAAACTCGCTTCGTAATACTCTTTATCTAATTCACAAGCAGTTAAGTCATATCCTAAATTATGACAAGCTATTGCTATACTACCTGAGCCTAAATGCGTATCGAGTATTTTATATCCTTCTTTAGCATAATTTATTAATAACCATTCATATAATTTAATAGGCTTCTGTGTAGGGTGAATTTTACCCTTATACCTGTTGTCATATCTAAAAAGTTTAGCAGGATATGTAAAAGAAGTCCAGGCTAATTCCCCTTTTGAATATGTTTCAAATGGTTGTACTTTATCCCAAAAAATTATACCTCTTGTTGGTGGCAAATCAAAATAGTTACCTCCCCAAATAACTTGGTTTTTCGATACTCTGAATAATTCTTTAAAATATTGTTCATTTGGTTTTATATCCCAATCATCAATGCTTCCATTAGTGTATGCTCTGTTTTTATATTTTTCAGAAACACCACCTTTTTGTCCACCACTTGCAATAATTCCATAAGGAGGGTCTACAATAGCTAAATCAAAATGGTTGTCCTCGTAACGAGCCATAAGCTCCATATTATCTTCGTTAGTTATCTTCATCTTTCCTTAATTATTTCGTAAAACTCAGGGTCTATAGCTTTAATCTTCTTTTGTATTAAGCTCCAGGCTCTAGCTACCGCCTTATCATCGCCTATGTCTAATCGACTACCTGTACCCGAGTTAGCTACGTTAGATGCGTTCTGCTTTAATAATCTTGCAATCTCTTCATTCATAACTTTTAGTTTTTAGTTTCAACAAATGTAAATAAAAAAAAGGGAATAACCAATTAAGATTAAACCCTTTTCTACCTAGAAACTAAAAACGCTATAATGATGAAAGAATAGCAGAATACTCAAATATAAAACAATTTTCCTTTATCATAGTCAAGAAACGTAACATATTTGTAAACAAATTTTCTTTTTGTAAAATCAGTAGTTTCAGGCATCGTTCGCCACATCCACTTATCTATTTTAATCTTGTTAAGGTTAAACACTAACGCCTTATCGTCACTAAAAAAGTTAAAGTAAAGACCTTGTGCGGACTTCTCGTTCTTGGTCCTACGTAAGATGCGTTCGTACTTGTGAGCTTCTAATAATAACCCCTCGGTGTACTTCTCCATCGCATAGTCCAAGGTAAAGTTACGTTGCTTCATCTCACAATAATACTTCTTATCGTTTCGCTTGTAAGTAAAGTCCCAAAACGATTTATCGCTATCCGTTGGTTTGTAGGTTACATCGTAACGATCCGCCCACCTGTCTAATACTTCGTATTCTTTTTTAGTCATCGCTATTGAGTTTATTTAGTATATTTAGTTCTTCCTTCAACTCAATCACCGCATTAGCCATCTCAAACTCGTTCGCCCTGGCTAAGACCGCTTCTCTCTTATAAGACATCATCATCGTATAAATCCAAGTAAATGCAACCGCACTATCCTCTAATACGCTTAACCTCTTTCTTAGCGTTTCGGCTTGGGGATGATTAGCGTATTCAACGTATTGCTCTCTCATCTTAAGCACCTCGCCTTGGTGAGCGATAAACTTATCCATACTTTGAATTTCGTCAAGGTTAGGGTCTTGTTCTCGCAATAGGTTTATTGCTTTTATTGTTAATTCATCGGGCATAATAGTTAAAATAGTTTAAGTTCTTTACTTTCTTGTGTCCATTGTTCTGCCATAGCTTTAGCAATTCCTAGATAAGTCTTACTTCTCAATCCTTTTATTCTAGGATCGTTCCAACCCACTATCTTTCCTTGTTCATCATAACAAATATTCTGTCCGTTATCCATTTGATTAGCCCATCTTTTTTTGCCATTAACTATTCTTGGTTCAATGTATTTAGTTGGCTTTAAATTAGGTAAATTTTTTAACCACAAACAAGTTCTCTTACTTGCATCATCTCCATATTCATAAGGGTTTATTGTTTGATTAGGTTTTCTTATTCTACTACTAATACAACCTACTGGGTTTTCTAGTGCAATATAATATATTGGGGCATTCATTAATTTATTTACAAATTCTAAAGCTATTTCAGTTTTTTTTGCTCTTTCGGGTTTTTTTTTATTCCAATGCAGTCCACTTACAGTTAAATAAGTACAAGTTGGAAAGCATATCATCATATCGTACTTACAACTATAGGCTTCTATTAAGCAATCACCTTTTATGTGCCATTCAGGGTGTCCACCGCTACACTCCAATAAGTCACAACTAAATGCTTCGTGTCCTAATTTTCTTAATTCAATAGTTACCGCTTGACTTTCTTCACACGCTACAAGAATCTTCATAACTTTTAAAATACGTTGTTAGTTCTTACTTTATTATCTACCATAGCTATCGGATCAAACGGACTTCCGTTCTCGTTCAGATACCTGAACCTTCGAGTTGCATAATTATAATACAAAGCGATTGGACTCGTTTCGGGTGTAGGCACTCCGACTAACTTCTGAAACTTCACCTTTTGTATGTGGACCTCAGTTTGATTCCATTGCTCCGATTGTGGGTTACGATGAAACACTATAAAGTTATCCGCCCTGTTACCAAACATAGAACCAAACTCTACATCGCTCATATTCGGAGCAGGTCGAGTACCATCTTCGTTCCTTCTTCGGTTAGCTGCTGTACCAGGATGCACTACAAGGTAGAACATAACCTTGTTTTTCTTAATAAACCTTCTAATATTACTCAAAGCATCGTAGTAGTATTCGTACTTAGATTGCTTCTCTGCTGCTTTTAAATCGTTAAGAGGGTCTAAGGAAACACCATCGACAGGAGTCACTTGCATATAGTCTTGAAACGCTCCTAACACATCTTCTACGGTTGGAGTTTCATCGAACGTAAGCACCGTAAAGTGTTCGTACGCCCAATTAATAGCGTTCATATACTCGACTTGATTAACCCTATCGTTAAAGTCTTTGTCGGCTGTCTTACCACAATACATCTCAGCTATATCTATCATAAGGTCACCCACAGGTTCGTTCTCAGGACAATACATAAGCCACTTATATCCGTATAGTTTAGCTGACATTATCATAAGAAAAAGCTGTGAGGTTGTCTTACCTATATTAGCAAACCCAGTCATTATAGTAAGCTCTCCTTTACGAAAAGTGTAGTGAGGGTCTAGTGGTGGTATTCCTGTAGTAAGTCCCTTAGAATAACCCTTAGCGTATATCTTCTTACAATAGTCGTTAACCTCTTGTTTCGAGGTAATTCTATAAGAAGCCATTATCCCTTCATAGCTTTAAGTTGACCGCCTA